ACTCCAACTTGTTTCTATAACATCCCAATCTGAAAAATCGCCACGGCTCTCTGATTCATTTGAGGCTATTGTAAAGGTATTAACACCACGAAATGAAAGGCTTTCTGAGCCGACATCATCTACATTTAAGCCTAAATTATTGCCGACAAGTGTAGCAGGGGCCATAATCATATTATTACCGCTAATTTGGAATATCATCAGACTTGTATGACCAATTTCTAATTTGGGGATAGCAGTAGTATCGATAAAACCATTTACAGTAGCTGTCCATTCTTGCAATGAATACAAGAAATCTTTCCAACTAACGCCGCCCTCTTTGAAGGTAGTAACATCAATTTCTGATATTGATAAATCTAAAGTCCATTCATTTGTACTTGGTAACATATCCCACACACCTGATGTAGAAGGTTCACAAAGCACATATGCATCTTTCCCTGTAATCTTCATAACGCCTCCTTATGCGGTAGGCCAGGTTATACCATCTTCATCAACCCTAAAGTTCATTGTGTAAGTTGCTTCATCTTCTACTGCAACACTGGGGCTAATACCAGTAATAACACCAGTAAATTGAATTTGATTACCACTATCAATTGTTAATATAAACGCAGCATTTTCACCTAAGGTTACAGCACCTAAAGTACTTGAAGCATTGTCTGTTATATTTCCTTCAAAACTTCCAGTTGCTTCTTTTAAACCAAATACATAAGATTTGTTTCCACTATTTCCAAAAGCTGATGCATCATATTCATCAATTGAAACATCTAAGCTCCAAGACTTTGATTCAATTGTGTTTCCACCTACGCTTACTTGTCCATCTTTACCTGTAATTTTCATTATATCCTCCTAATTATGCTTCTTGTAATTCTATATCATAGCGTGAGATATGTTGCCACACGCCGTTAATAGCGATTGTATTGCTAAATACTCTAACACACTTAACAGTATTATAGCCATCTACAGTTGTTATATCAGTTCTATCCATCCCCTCACATAAAGTATCTTCTAAAATATTCACTTGTGCTGATGATGGATTTTGATCTATTATATTAACCTCTAAAATAAAGCGTTCTGATGTGCTTTCAAAGGTATATTCTGGTCTATTATCTTCTAAATAAAACACTATATAAGGTGTAGCCAATTCGGGATAACCGTTATCATTAAGGCTATAACCTTCTTGGCCAAAACCAGGAACAGTTTCAAAGTAAATAGCTTCTACCCCTGAACCTAATATGGTATTTAATTTATTATAAACACCTTTTTGAATAGCTGTCTTATTTTTCATACACCTATACCTACTTTGTTAAATAATTCATTTTTAGTTTCTGCTAAACCATAATCTAAATATTTACGTTTACCTGTTCTTATATCCAAATTCAAATAATAAGCATAGCCAATACCGTCCATATTATCCCAATCTTGAAATACACCAAACCGTAGAGCTACATCACTTGGTCTAATACGGGTAGCGCTTGTAAGAGCATCATTTAATTTTCCACTCATATTAGCTGGATAATTATCTGGTAAAGAAGGATAATGTTCTTTACCTTTAAACATAATAGGATGGCTGCTACGTCTTGGAGTGCTTTCCATACCTTGTTTAATGTGCTCCACAACTTTCTTACCATAATCATCAAGAATATTTTTCTCTTTATAATTAAGTTTTTCCTTAAATGCTTTATCAAACCAAGTAACTTTCATAATATATTCTCCAAGTAAATCTTAAGAAGTTTATTATTACTATTTATATTCTCTAATATTTTTATTCTATATCTAAACCCATTAATAATCAATTCCTGTCCTTTATCGATAAAGTCTAAATATTCAGTTATAAAAATACTACCAATATTCATATTATTATCTGCATATGGTACATCATCTTTAGTAACAGCTGTAATATGATCACCATAAATATAACAAATATCCTGAACTGATTTATTAAACCCACCCATATTATCGGAAGTTTGTATATAATCACGCAAGAGAGCTTTCACATTCCCTGTCATAGCAATACCTTTTTGTATTTATCTAATACATTTTTAACATATTTAGGTATATCCTCTGTAAGCTTATAAACAACTTTATCACGCTTGATATAATCTGCATTTATAGTGCCACTTTTAATTTGTTCAAATATAATTTGAACTAAGATTTTAGCAGCTGTTTTAATATCTTCGGGAATAATAGCATAACCCGCATTGTAAGTTATAAATACTTTATCCCTTATATAATCTTCAAATTCTAAAATACCAGTATTACGGTTAATATCACAATAATATTGTTCATTGCTTTTTATTTTAATTCCAACATAACCATGACTTGTTATAAGAGCACCAGTATCTGGTATAGTGGTTGGATTTGTATTATCGGCATAATTATTATTAATTATTTCAGCTTTCCAATTATTTTCTGCATTTATGGCAGTTACTAAAGCGGTTACAGTATTATAATCAGCTAAGGTTAAATCAACTTCATTATTAACCCCATGTCTTAAATAACAGACACCATCATAAAATTCAATATAACTGGTAATGTATTGATTATTATATTTAACCTTAAATATTGTAATTTCACCTATATTAATAGCTTTAATAGAATTAATAGGATAATGATTTAACCCAATTACTCTACCATCCAACTCATATATTTCCGAATAATCAGCAGCTTCGATTTTATTATGGCAATAAGAATCTTTTATAAAGCCATCAATTAAATTAATTACATTTTCCACTAAAGCGGAATTAGTTTCGGGTGCTTGGTCAGCTACTAAAGTTAGTGCTGGGTCTTTATCAGAAGTAAAACCAAGCAAATATCCAGCTGTGCTACCAATATGTGTGTAACCTATATTTAGTTCTATTTCGCTATCATCCGTAACTGAGATAGTTAATTTAGAATTTACAAAACTAACAGAAGAATTTATACCAGTATCGGCTGCATTTATTTGGGTTATAAGATGAGAACAAAGAGAATCACTATCATAATAACCATTATCTAAAGTTATGGTATAAGAATTTCCCTCTATAACCAAAACTAATTTATTTTGGTTACCATTGATAAAAAACTTCTCGTTTTCTATACCTAAAAAGCTAAGTGCTTCATTTACCGAAATTAGCATTTACAATTCTTTCAGCTTCTTTTTTATCCATACCATACCTTTCCATAAAGCTTTGAATGAGATGCTCAATTTCAAGTTTTCTTTCTTTGCTAAGTTTTTCAGGTTTAGTTTCATTTGCATCTGCTTTGTCTTTATCCCAATATTTAGCTCTACGCATTTGTTTATCCTTATAATTAGTTTTTGCCATAATTACCCCTAAACTGGCAGGGGCATAAGCCCCCACCATTTAATCACACTATGCTATTGCTGTTGGGTCGTTCTTATCTTCATATCTTGGTTGAGATAGAATTGCCTGAGCGCTTGCCAAAACGGAATTACCAGGGTTAGTAATACTAAGTTCAAGTGCTGGATAACCAGAACTCAATTCAGTAGCATCAACCTCAATTACTAAGAACTTATTATCAGTAATACCAATATCGCCGCCACTTACTATCCTTAAGCCAGTAGAGGGAGCAGTAGATAAAGGACCCAATGTATCGCCAGTAGCTGTATCTTCTAAGCGATATTTAAAAGCAATATTTGTACTATTACTTGGAGTAAAGTCATCACATTCAGCCAATGTCAAGGTAGCATCAGCCGCATCATTTACAACCCCAAATTCAACTATAATAGTAGCATGTCCATAATTTTTCAATGTAAATACATCAGAACTGGTAGCTGCACCTGTAATATCAACAGGTGGCAATATATTTACAATATGATTTTCTTCAGTAAAAGTCATTATAACCTCCTATGCTCTTTCTGCAATTGTTACAAATGGAGATAAGCTATCGCCATTTTCTGGTGTAAATGCACTGGCATCCATAGGTTGACCATCCCAACGATAGGTAAGTCTATAAGTTCCCATATCATAATCAAATTTAAGATGCATTGAAGCTACTGTATTAATACCATTAGATTTCTCTAATATGCCATATTGACTTAAATCAGCCAAAATAACATCACCTTTAGAGCCAAGTGTCTTAGCATGCTCGGTATAGATAATTGGTTTACCCAATAAAGTACCATAAGGCGCTCCAGCCAATCCATTTGGCGGAGTGTAAACTAAGAAATTACCAGAACCCATTGTTAAACTAAGTAACTGTGGAATTACAGTCGGATTAATTAACCAAACACCACTATCTTTACCTTTGAAGCGAGCATATTGCTTAATTAAGTTATTCACATTAACAGTATTGGCTACCTGTGAATCCTCTTTAGCTATCGTAATAAGACAAGGTGCATTTAAAATACCAAGTGGTTGATTAGCACCAGTTCCTACCAGAATATCCTTATTACGTCTCCAACGTAAAACATCAGAGAACTTAGTCATAAGAAATGGTTCAAGTGTAACTGGGCTATCTTCAATCATTTCATTAGGAACATGTACAAGAGCAGCCAGTTTTTTAAGTTTAAAATTAATACGCCCAAAACTTGGTTGAGAGCCAGTAATTTGCGCAGCTTCTTCTGTATAGTAAGTCTTTACTCCACCGTAAATATTAGATGAATGATCATCATCTTTTACAGTTGGGAAAGTAAGATTATTACTGGTAGTAGGCATACGCATGGTGCGATTATAAATTTCATCCCCTTCAATCGATTTTTCCCAGATTCGCTGCGAAAATGCTCTTGGTATTAAAGCACCACCTTCTGAATTAACACCAGTATTGAGTGCCTTAATACGTTTATCATTCGGGTTAGATGCTACTGTTTTGACAAACTCACTAAAGTTTTCAAAATCACCTTTAGCTTTCATATCTTCTTCTCGTTCTGAAGCGCTTACCTGAATATCATCAAGTTTATCTGTTAATCCAGAAACTGTCTTTATGACTTCATCATTTACGCTTTTCAGACTTTCTTCTAAAACTTCCTTAGTCAAAGGAGTTTTTTCTTTTTTATCAGCCATTATTTCCTCCATTTATATAAAGTATTCAAATGTTCCTGTTAGCTCTTAAATCTAACTCCAGAACTATACTTTTCCTGTTAATTTAGCTATTTCATTTGTTATATTCTTTTTATAATTATCAAGAAGATCACTTACATCATCTAAAGTAAGACCCTTTTCTTCCATTTCTTCTTCTTGTTCAGAATCAGCTTCATCCTGAGCTTCCGATAATGCTTTAATTAGCATATCGAGTTTTTCATTTGTCTTATTAATACCATCTGCAAGATTTTTTAATTCTTCATTCATCTCTTCTTCTCCTAATCCTAATTCTTGAAACATTTCATTAGAAAGTTTTATATCACCAGATTTAACACTTAAGGTTAAGGCATCTGGATTACACGCAACAGGCACATCACTATGTTCTAATAGATAAGTCTTGGTATAAATTCTATTTGCTTCTTTAACGTAATTCTCATCCATAGCATATTTAGTTGAAATATCTTTAGCTACTTTATCATAATTATCATCACCTTTATCTACCCATTCAATAGGAATGAATCCAATGCTGGCTGCTAAAGGATGACCGTCTTTGTGCATATTATAAACATCATTCGCAAGTTGATGATTAGCATATTGTTGTTTAGCCAAAATACCTTTATGGTCGGCCTTAATCCATTCGTCAGTCCCTAATGGTAACACAGGATAACCGCCGCCCCATATAGAACTACCATGATTATGTCCCCAAAGAAACTTTTTACTTTTTCTAAAATCAGTTAAGTCAACACCTGCTGGATCGATAATCTCTCCATCTCTATCAACGCTAACTGTGCTTACATATTTAATTACAGATCGATCTTGTTTAACGATATCAACTGCTTCGCCATCATAGCCCTTGCTCACAAATTCTACATTATCAGCTTTTATTTTTAATCTTTTAGCTAATTCTTTAGCCTTAGGTTTATCAAATTTAGATATATTAAAACGTTTAGTTATCAAAGATTTATTCATTATTACCTCCATCCGTATTCCCCGCTTCAGCTCGCCAGGCAGATAGCGGTTGAGTATTTATAGGCGTTAATGGATCATCCAACCCATCTATTGGTTTTTCGCCTTCTTCACCACGTATTTCGTTACGTGTCTTAATACCATTTATGACAAACTTAATTTGTTTTTCTAATAATAAAGCTCTATCCTCTTTATCAGGATTTTCAAAAGCGCAAAATAGTTTAGTATCGAATTCACGTGCTATATTACTTAATTTAGCTGCTATGATTTTCATTCTTGGTAATAAAGAATCTCTGGAATAAGCTCTATAAGCAGCTTCAGCATTTGCTTTATTGACATTATCAGCTGTTAACATAGCAATAGGAACATCATATGCAGCAGCTATCATATCACGAACTATTTTCCTACCTTCATGATAGCTCATTTCTTTAGGTGAATTAGAAACATTTGTATACTTCAAACCCTTTGTTAAAAGTGGTGCTTTACCTGCATTCTTAATGCCATAAAAATTCTCTTTTATCTCTTTTTTAATTCTTTCAAATTCATTTTCATTAATATTTTCTTCTGTTGTAAATATTCCAGATAGCTCACCCATATTCTTAAAAATAGCATTTTCATATTTATTCATATTAAGATGTATCTCAAATATCTGTTCTAAATGTGATATTGGCGCTTTACCTTTATTTGGATTAGAATAACTTGGATATTTAAAATGACAAATATTTTTAGGTTTAATCCGATATTGATAAATACCATCGTTATATAAATATTCTATATTTTCACTGTTCTTACGTTGTCCAATTGTCATATATTGTGGTGGTAATACATGAATTTTCTTTGGTAATCCTAATCTGTCTCTAACTAAATACCAATAAGCATTGCCATCTAAATCTAAACCCATTGTAGTAAGATAAATAACTTCTTCATAAGTTAAATAATCATTAGGTTTTTTAAGTAAATCTAAGAAACGATGTTCAGTAATTTCATCAACAAAATAAGATTTGGTATAATGATTACCATATGTTGTTTCTAAATTATATTTTTGCAATGCAGTTATATTACGTTGTTGAACACTATAAGGATTATCTTGATTGGATCTGGCTACATATAGTTGTACTGGATATTTCATAACCCCAAGACTGTTTTTATTGGCACAAATATAAACCCAATCTTTATTGCGCTCAATAAGATTGACCATTCTG